TTGTTCTATTTTCTTTTGAATTTTCTTTATCATGTTTCTGAATTGCCTTGCCTTATCTGCTTCGCAAGGTTTGGTAGCGGTTTTGTCTATCAGATTTGCACCATATTCAAGCATTCTGACAATGGAATTTAAATCTGTATTGCATAGGGTATCTGCAAGTTCAATCTTGTCGAAATCAATATTATTATCATTCATGAAGTCGCCAAGAGCGATTATGTTTTCACGAGTTGTGGTAACAGTAAAAGTTCTCGTCAGAAACTCCGGTTCCAGGGCTTTGGCTTGCTCGACAAAGGCAGGTGGTTCATTGGTGACATGCTGTCTGGTTCTTGCAAATGGATTGACTGAATTCTGCTTGGCCTGTTCCGCTTCCTCTTTCATTCGGGCTTCTTCGGCGGCTTTCTTTTCATGTTCAGCCTTGATTCGCGCTTCTTCTGCTGCTTTGGCACGCTCACGCTGTTCCTTTAGGCGGTTGGCATACTGGATAGTAGATGCGATATTGAGCGTATCCATATAATAAGTACGGAGGACATCGAAATCCTCACCAAACCCCTTCAGCGTGGAGAGTTCGTTTTCAACCTTAGCAAATATGGCATCAATATCAGAACATGCACTTCTATAACTTATGGATTTGTTGAGCCACTCCGGTTTAAATACCTTGTTGAAGTCCACAAGGTTTGCATTCATACCGTCAAAGTAAGCTTTGATAGTGGCTTTCTTCTTGTCCTTGTATTGCTGCTCGTTCTGTTTGACTACTGTGTCAATCTTGGCGGAGCACTCGCCGATGAGTTTCACGGTTTCATTTACAATGTCCTTGAACTCCCCGAAAGGTTTCATAAATTCTTTTTCAATTTCAAGACGTTTGGCATTGAGTGCTTTTGCCGCCTTGTTGAGAGCTGCCTTGTCTTTCTTCGCTTGGTCGATATTCTCATCGTTATAATTGGAAATATCATACATTGGCAAAGCTGCTTTTACCATATCTCTGATTTGAATTGCATTGGTAGTAAGACTGCCTAATGTTTTTTCACTTACGACCAGTTCGAGGTCAGTTTCTTGGATTGCTAATTGTGTATCCATTTCTCTACATTTTTATTAGTCCCATCCACCGCTATTGTACATAGACAAATCGGCAGAATCTAAATTCGTTTTCTGAATAGCTTCTAAAAGCCTTTTCTTAGTTTCCAGGCACATATTGTAGCCATATCCTTTATATCGGTATGTGCGTTCCCATGTGCTGATTGGGAAAGGAATATTTTCATCAATAACCAGCCTTTTCATGTGAAGATGCTCGAAGAAATTTTCGTGGTGGAGCAAGCGATATTCATAACCGACTATTTCTTTGGATAAAAAAGGAATATCATCATCGTTGTTGTATTGTGGCTTCTTGAAATAAGCCATTTTGGCAACGGTAAAATCAAAACTTCTAAGTATTTCCTCTGGTGTGCCAAATTCGGATTCGATAAACTCAACCCAAACCTTTTCACCATCTTTCTGAAAGGCGCAAACCTTTTCATTTCGATATTTAAACTTCCAACCATCCTTCACATAGCTATCGCTATTGAATAAATCTACTGCATCTTGAAAGTCATCGTTGCTTTCAAAAAAAACATCAATATCTTTTACACGTTCACCTGAAAGGATGTTTTTAAAACATCCACCAGCAATGAATCCTTTGTGCCCTTCCATGTATTTGTCGAGCCATCTGATTTGCCAAAAGTTGTCTGGGGTGTTTTCTTTATAGTTTGTATTCATTACTCTGTCGTTTTTAAGTTTCTACTAAATTTGTCAGCTATGCGTTCTATGGTATCTGCATTTTCTTCGGAAAGCCATTCTTTAGCGACATTCCACGAAACACTTTTAGATGCTTTGAAATTATCAATGCGTGTAGAATGATGCGACAGACGTCCTTCAGTGGGCTTCAATCCCTTTTCGTGAAGTTCACACAATCCGTTATGGTAAAATATGCAGTATTCTTTGTATGCGATGGCTTGAATCATTGGAATAGGAATATCAATTACACCCATTATCATGCCAACTCCCCAAAGGGTTGGAGCCAACTTATCGGTATACCCGGCATCTATAAGCCTTTCTATATCCTGCGGAGTTCCGAGGCATGGAGTATGACATTGCATTTTACATAATGAACATTTGCATTCACATGGTTTTCTGCCTGTCTTTCGTATAATACGCTGGAGCTGAGTTTCCCTTATCAATAAACTGCACATCATTCTGTTCAATTAGTTCTTTTACTACATCATTAGCAACATGGATGCGTTTCTCCATTTCGGCAAATACTGTTTCATCCGGTAATATCCTTACGATGTGAATAGGAGTGTTTTGGAAAGGATTGTAAACAACAAAATCAGTCCATTGCGCACCAGTACACATCATGTGAGCCATACACTGGTAGAAATATTCAGGTTTGGTATCAAGCAGCGATTCGCTGTCGTATATTTCGCTTCTATACTTCATGAAAGTACTTTGAATCGGGCATTTGATTTCCAAACAGCCTTTTTCACCGGTTTCTTCATCATAATAATAGCCATCAGGGCTACTTGCGAAATACTCTATAGTAGGATGCTTACATGACCCTGTTTCAACAATATGTCGACCTGTGATTCTCTCATACAGTTCTCTGGCATTTTCTTCCTGATCTGTTCCCCATTGCATGGATTTGGTATTAATGCAGACCTGATGCAAATATTTATCAAACTCGACATCATCATTGACAACTTCAGGATTCATATCCCTTTCTGATGCAACTTGATAAATATAAGTTTTGGCTGTATCGGAGAAGTAATCAGTTCTTCCTTTTTTCATTAGCAGTCCGACCTGCGACCCGGTGAAATTACCGAGCCGCTTGCGGAACCATTCTATAGAATGTTGTGCTTCCATTACAATAATGATTTTCGGGCAGGTTTATTATTCGCGTAATCTTGAGTTTGGTTTGCAGGTTGCTCCGGTTGGGGCTGCTCTTTGACACCTGCGGCTTTTGCAGCAATATCGGCAAGCTTGCTATTTCTCGCCTCTTTACTTTCTCGTATAGGATTCATAAGCTCATCAACGGTGGTATCACCATCTTTCAGCGATTGAACCATGCCAAGCAGTAAAGCGATTTCATTAGCCTTGATTTGCTGAACGGTATGCTTTCCACATAGCTTTATCACTTCTGCTTCTGTGATGCCATATTCGTCATTGAAATAGTTTATGGCATCCGTCCTGCGTTTAATCAGTTTTTCTTCGTCAGACAAATCTCCGGTAATATACTTCTGCGCTGCTTTATACACTTTGTCAACCATAGCTCTAGGGATAACGGAGAATACAGCATTGCGGTAAGCGATGGAGTTTGCCGCATTCCCGGTTACAGTAATCATATCATCGGAGAAACGTTTTCCTTTGCTATCTACGATGTTTCTTCTCACCTCAAAAGCGGATGCTACATTTGTTTCCAAATCCCAAGCAGTGCCTCGGCTGATAATCTGCTTGTCTGTAATCTGAACCACCTTTGATTCCGTCCTCATATTCCCCCAGTTGGAAACAATGATTTTGGCAAGGTGAACTGATGGGCCAGTAATCGGTTTTCCTCCACGGGGTAGGGCATATCCGCAACTCTGCGCTGTTTCAGCATCCATAGTAGCTATTACGATTGAATTGTCAATACTACGTTTGATGCTACGAGGATATTGCTTTGCTGTAGCTACTTGCGAATCAACGTTTGCACGTTCTACGGCATCCACTTGTACGATTTGTACATCTTGCGCTTCCACTGGAAGCATTTCGTAATTCTCTAAATTCATTGCTAATAGTTTTTAATTGATTAATTCTTTCTTCCAATAAAATCCGTTACTTTTCCAGCCTTTACGTATCGAAGTGCGTATATTTCTAACATTATGACCATCTTTTCTTAATTGCCTTACAGTGTCATACTTCTTTACGAGGCGTCCGTTTTCGTCATACTTGGAATAGTAGTATTTTAGGTGACAGAACTCAGCAGACCTCTTTATCTTTTCATTCCTTGTACCGTGATTATCATTCATCTTATATGTGCACCATTCAAGATTAGAAACAATATTATTGTCTCTTACTTCATCAATATGATTAATGCAACTATAATTATTTGGATTCGGTATAAAAGCATTTGCGACAAGCCTATGAACCAATCTCACTTCTCTTGCTCCATTACGAGATAAAGAAACTTGATTATATCCATTTGTGTTTTTCCACGACTTTACACGAACCCACCTGTTTGCCTTAAAACGGATAACATTACCTAATGAGGATATTTTATAAATCCCATTGTAGTACTCAATATCTTTCCATATCTCGTTTTCTTCCATTGCTCAAATATTTTAAAGTTCAACAATATCTTGATATGCCGAGAGAGCGGCATATATTATCTTGTTCTGTTTCAAATTCATCATCTTCATAATCACGCACTTCTTTCTCCGTTGATTTTATATCTTCTTGGATGAGATTAATCACTTCCTGTTTGTAATCGCAGTTATACAATGAAACGGCTTGAAGTTCAGTCATTCTGTTAACTGCGTCAAGTTCAATATACAAGTCTTCAAGACGCGCTCTAAGCTGATTATTCATAGTATTTATCGTTAGCGGATTCTTCATTTTCAAACTCCTTATCGTGCTTTTTTATACAGAGCGACATTAGGGTGAATACGATAAACGATAAGTAGAATATCACATTAGGACTTTCTGCAAACACGACCATCGTAATAAACGATAGAACCCAAGTGGATATTATAGAACTTTGCTTCATAACTTATTGATTATTAGCTCTTTTATTTGATATAAAGTTAACTGTTTTTACTTTAAGTGCCAAACGTTAAAACATTTAAAATCAATTGCTTAACTTAGTATAACTATTTGACTTTCAAATAATCAATATTTCAAGGAAGCGTGCCTTAGCACATCATAGGCATTACAGAACCATTTACCGTTTTGCTTCTGTGTCCTTTTCTCTGCACGGATTAATCCGCTACCGATTAATTTTGTCAGCCTTGACAACCCACCGACAATATCGGCAGCTTCATCGCGCCCGAAAGTCTTGTTGTTCAATACGATTTTTAAAACATCTTCATTTAGCATAGAACTGAACTTTTATATTATTGCGTCTTTGAGTCGCTTTACTTCGATAATTTTACATGTTGTTGCGATTTTGCGTGCACGTCATCTCCATAGATTTGTATCTTTTCATTTTCTGATATATCCAAGTTCTTTGTTATCATACTATATCAATCAGGTAGTTGATGTATTTTATGTTTATTTCTCTCTGATTACAGTAATGATTTTCTCCTCTCTATTTAAAGAGGTTCTTAGGGTTATACCCATAGCAGTTGACAGACTTGTGCAGATAGATTTTACAGAAAGCATCTTTTCTATTGGAAAATCAGCAGCTTCTCCTTTTCCCAATGCTCTAATAGTAGGCATCATTTTTATTTTTTTATTTACCATAAATGTAGTTTGTTGATTTGTTTTCTTATTTTTGTATTGCAAATTTAGATATATTAATTAGAATGTAATAGAGTAAATAGTATAAAAATCTATTGTATAACATTTATTAACTTATAGCATTGCTATGGAACTACGTGAACGATTATTAGAATTTACGGTTAAGAAAGGGATTTCTGTAGCTGAATTTGAAAGAGCTTGCGGTCTCAGTAATGGGTATGTGGGTAAAATTCGAAATGCTCTTGGTAGAAGAAAACTCGAAGATATACTGTCTGCTTTCCCAGATTTAAATAAGGTATGGCTTCTCACTGGTGAAGGTAAAATGTTCAACGATACATCTTCGTATGTTGCCAATAGTGACCATCATGGGACTTCTGTAGCAGGGAATGGCAATAACGTGAATGCCACAAGTGCTTTGGAAAAAGCATTGGAAAGTCTGATGGAACAGCAAAGGCTGACTGCGAAAGCGCAAGAGCAGGTGGATAGGTTGCTGTCTTTGATGGAAAGAATGACTAAATAGAATCTTAATCATTAACAATACACTATGGAAACTTTTACATTAACTCTAACAATTGTCTGCTTGGTATTCGGAGTATTACAGATAATCTTGTTCTTCAAGGTATGGAGCATGACCAATAATGTAGAGGACATAAAGGTAATATACGAAAAGCAAAATAGTGAAGTGTTGGCGCTGCTGAAAACAATAGCATTGGAGCTAAAAGAAGCCAGACTGCGCAATAACAAAGGAGGCAAGAGTGGTGCAAAGGCGGTAGCGGCAACCGAAATCAAAAAGGAAAGCACTCCAGTGCAACCACCAAAAAAGGAACGTCCTGCTATAGATAGAAACAGTGAAGAATACCGGCGAAACATAAAGAAGTGGAATGTCTTAAAATCCCGCGGATACATAGAGCAGGCTGTAAGGGAGTATATGAAATACACCGGAGCCGAACAGGGTGAAGCGACCGGATTTATAAACAACTTACAATAATTAGGTATGGATTTCAAAGATAACATTCTACAGCTTGTAGAAAGAATTGAAAAACAAAAAGACGCCATTCAAACAGAGGAAGCTACGAAAAACGCATTTATCATGCCAATGATAGTGGCTCTCGGATATGATGTGTTCAATCCGTTTGAGGTCGTTCCGGAAATGGATTGCGACCTCACAAAGCGTGGAGACAAGATAGACTATGCGATTATGAAAGACAACAAGCCGATACTTCTTATCGAGTGCAAGCATTGTTTACAGAAACTCGACCTGCATAGTACGCAGCTCTCCAAATATTATGCGGCCTCAAACGCACGCTTTGGAGTGCTAACCAATGGGATTGAATACAGATTCTACGCAGACCTGGATAAGACTAATATCATGGATGAAAAACCATTCTTGGTGGTGAATATGTTGGATTTGTCGGATTCAGACATTGAACAGATGAAGAAATTCCATAAATCATACTATAATGAATCCGAAATTCTAAGCACGGCACAAGAACTGCAAATAACCATACAGATAAAGGAAATTCTGATAAAAAATTTCCAGTCGCCAGGAGACGAATTTACGAGGTATTTCGTTCGCTGCCTGAATGACGGCAGGTCAAATCCTAAGCTGATAGAGCAATACCGACCGATAATCAAGAAGTCTATTGCATCCGTTATAGGGAATGTGATTTCTGATAGGCTGACTACTGCGATGCAGGTTGAAGAATCCCAACCAACACAACAAGAGTTGCCTGACGGAGTAGTAGCAATAGATGAAAGACGGGGTATCGTAACCACACAGGAAGAGATAGATGCATACAATATCGTCAAAGACATCTTGAAACAATATGTGGATGAATCACGTATTCAATATATTGATTTCAAGAATTATTTCGCTATCAATCTCAATGGCGTATTCTGGTGGTGGATTTGTAGACTGTCGTTAAAACCACATAGTAAACGAATAGGTATTCCAATCAATGGCTACGGCAGTTGTGAATGGATTAAACTTGAAAGTATTGAGGATATACGCAAGCATCAAGATAAGCTAAAGATTGGATTTGATGTGGCTTTAGCTGCATACGAATATGATAAAAACAAGAGTAATAATAAGTAATTATGAATAACATTACTACTATCAGACGCCAAAGTGTAATTCAGCAGAATTACATAGGGATATGCAGTAAATGTTCCTAAAAAACAAGAAAAGCGAAGTTCATCCGCTTTTCTGCACAATCTATTACTGACATGCAATACCTATATAATGACAATAGTCATTATTCCAACTTTCCAATATATGATACCTCATACGTTTTAGCGTCTATATGGTAATAGTATTTATTTAAAAACAATAGGTTTGTATGACAAATGATGTTCGTGCGATGAAGAACAAACTCGAGGAAAGTTCTAAGGAGATTGAATACTACACAAGGGAAATGAATGAGCACCTTCGAAAGATAGAAGAGAAACATTCGCCTTTATGATGATTATTTGCCTCTTTGTCTAATGGTACAACGAGGCTTTATCATATTTGGAACGCATTAAGGATACCGCCATTGGTGCACCCGTGAAAGGGCGTTTCATAGAATCATTATTCATCGGCCCTACCGATTGGGAACAAATGACAGACTTTATGAATCTTCGTATCCAAAAAGGAGAAGAAACGGCTTTGACTGAGTTTGACAGTGCCGGCAAGAGTCTTTCTGTATATGGGGTGTCGGTCAATAATGAATTTGACGTGCCGCATTGGGATATGGCTATTATGGATAATTGGGAGCTGATGATAGGTAATTGAGATGAAAAATCCCCGATATGCTCGAATACCGGGGATTGCGTTTCTTCTCATCCTTTCATCATCATAACATCCGCCCGCATCTCGATGTAATCCTTGTACTTATCTGGATTGTTTACATAGTCAATGACTCTGTTTATTGCAATTTCCGCTTGCTTCTGTCGTACTTTGGTGTAATAGCGTATGATACCCTTACTCTTATCAGAGTGCCCAAGACAATAATCTATAACTCCGTCAGGTATGCCGAGTTCAGAGGCGAATTGGGCAAAGGTTTTTCGGGCGGAATAATAAACTACCTTTTGGTTTATCTTTAACTCTTCGGCAAGCGTATTCAAACTACGTGTCAGATACCTATAGAAATTAGAATAAGTGAACTTATAACCAAAATCAAGTTTACCGGTATTACGGTTCATCCAATCGTTGATGATTGGTCTGGCATCCTCATGTATGGTTATTATAATCCGCTGTTCGCCCAACTTCAGATTACGGGCTTTTTTTCTGATGTACTCAATCTTATCGGTTTTACGGAAATCTACATCAAGTAAATCTGCAAGGTTTATTCCACCCAGATAGAATGAAAGCATGAACAGGTCACGTGCAACACGGAGTTTCTTTTCTTTCGGCAAATGATTCTTTATTTTCAGAAGGTTCTCTATTGTAATATCCACCTCACGCACTGGAGAAGACTTTATCGAATAGTAAGCAAACGGGGAAACGTCATATTTCACGAGCTGTTTTTTCACCCCACGGTTTATTATCGTTCGAGTACGAGACATCATCATTCCGATTGTGGTCTCCCCAACCCTCTTGGTGTTCCGCAAGAACCTGGCGTAATTGTGAATAATCTCCGGGGTGATGTCTGACAAAAGAAACTCTCCTTTCGTAAATTCCGTGAAATACCTGCAATTACGTTCAAGTAGTTTCGCATAATTCCCCCTACCGTCTTCTATTAACTCAGTAATATATGAGCCGGCTACAGCCTGGAATGTAGCGGCAGTATGACCTGCGGTTGTGCTGTTTATCAATATCTCACGTAGCTGCCTGCAATCGTACATCTGAATACACCTAATGCTGTCAAGTTTCTCCTGGTATTCATTCAGGAGATTACGTAACTTCGTATTGATTATAGCTGCATCCGGACGTTTTACAATTTGTCCGTTTTTGAATTGGGAAAGGTGGTCGATTTTAAATCGGGTGACAATGTAGCGTGTTACACTTTTATGTCCAAGAGCTATTCTTATTTTATGAGAACCGTCTTTTGCTACCTTGTCCGGTGTTACTGCTAATTTAAGAGTTGCCATAATGAATTAAAATAAAAGGTTCGTTTTGGGTTCGCTTTTCCGCTCAAAAGTGAGCGTTTTTGCCTTTTTTTGGCTCAGCGGAAATATCTGGTTGGTAAGTTTTAAAATTAGCTATCTTTGCTTACCTTTGTTTTATGAAACCCGCACAACTCCTTCGTGCCATCCTTCCGGATGTGCTTATAGACAACTTTGATATTGTCAATTTCGACAAGAGTGCTGACCGTTTTGATATTTATCTTGATGAAAAAAAAGTTTTTCTAAAATAGATTTTCACAATGTACTGGTAGTTTTATGAACAGTGATATAAAAATTAAAAAGAGCAACTGTCCATCTCGGACAGCGGCTCCTGTAAAACGGTTCAATATTAGTAAAAAATGACAATCTTCATGAATGAAATTATTTATGAAAATCCTGTATCTTTTAATAAGAACAGTCTTCTTTTTGTGAGGCAAATTCTGTCCTTTATCAAGAAAGATGCAAAATGTATTATTTCAGTATTTCACCTTTTTCATTGA